CCAGCGCTCTTTAGCAAAGGCATATTCGTCCTCAGCAAACAGATATTCATCTGTAGCTTTAAAAGCCTCGTTTTCTTCGTTCTGCACCTGCAGCGAGACGACAGTTGCCTTGAGCTCGTCGGTACTCATCGACTGGAGGCTGTCAACAAACGTCTGGTCCACGCCGGTAGGTAGCTTTTCGACATCTGATTTCTTCATAATAATCCTATTGTTTCGGGTTAACGCAAATATCTGTGATTGACAAATCATCTAGGTCTGAGGTCCGTTTACTGTCTTTAAGCTCTTTGACGCAGAAGTCTACCGCTTGCTCAAAAGCATCTGGCCAGGTCTCAGCAGACACACTGTAGGTAAGCTTTACAGCGGGCCACTTGAACGTATAAGTCGATAACGCTATACTGCCGGTTAGTACAATTGACGCTATCATTAGGCACCTTTCGCTGTGATATAAACCTTACTACCAAATGAAGCGGGAGGCGCCTGATCGCCCCAAATCGCCCAGAGGACAGGAAACTTAGGCTTTTTAATCTCCTCAGTATCGTAGCAATCCATGTCTCCGAAATAGATCAACGCGTCAATACCCTTATCCTCGAAGTAGTCAAATGCTGGTTGATAAGCCGTACCACCACGACCGTAAAGCTTGTAGTGCTTTTGCTTCTTAAACTCGTAGGCATGCTTAATCTCGCTATCCGCCTCTACTACAAAGATATCGGCATAATCAGACATCTTAGCAATCTCGCTCATTACTTGCTGGAGACTGATATCTGGCATGCTGCCTGAAGTATCGCAGGCAACACCTAGGCGTAAGCGAGTTTCGCCCTTAACAATCCCAGGGTACATAGTACCATAACGGCGGTTGCGCTTCTTACGCGAGGTGTCTGAGGTAGGCTCTAGCTGACGAGCGACAAAGCGTCTAAGCACCTCACGCCAGTTAACACTATTGGCTAAGATCTCTGACACTAAAAGCTCGTGCTCGTTAGTCATCCTGCCGGCGGCGCGGGTGTTCTTAGCAGCTTTAGACACTGCTTGCTTTATCTTCTCCTTAAGCATCTCACGATCGCCTTCTGACTCATGCCAAAGCGAATGGCTGTCATACTCACCTTCGTCAGAATCGGCACCACTTTTGTCTTTTTGTTGTTGTTGTTCTTTCAAGGCTTCGTGATACTGCTCAAAGGTTAGCCCATTAAGCAGCTGAAAGTCCTTAGGAAAGCACCCCCACTCTGGGAGGTTTGGCATACCGCCGTTGATAGCGAGGTCAGCCGCTACGTTTAAGCAGCGGTGCTTTTTATTGTTTAGGAAGTTATCCGCCAGGGCACCTGCCACTTCGTCTAAGTCCTCACGATTAATTTTCTTTTTATGCTCAGCAGCGGCATAGATTTCCGGTGCTAGTTCGCGCATACGAGGGATGTGCCCTCTTAGGATGTGCTCGCATTCGTGTGCCAAGACTGCTGCACGCTCTTTTAACGTTAGGACATCGAACTTTTCAGGGTTGATATGGAGCTCTATCTTGCTCTTAATGCATACTCCCGCACAAGATGGCAGCTTATGATCGATAATGCGGTCCATAGAGGCCAGCAGCTCTGCATAGAAGCGCTCGGTCTCAAACAGACAGATAATAGCTTGAGACAGCGCGTTACTCATGCTGCCGCCTTTCCGATAGCAGTTTTCATAACATCGTATAAAGGAGTGGCATAACGCGGGTCGCGAATAAATTCACCCCAGCTATTGTGGACTTGCTTTTGTGCCGCAACCGAGGAGGCGGTAGATAAGGACTTCATCATCTTATAGATGATGTCTTTGGGTACGACGCTAATGAAAGCCATAAGCGCGGCTTTCTCAGCATCAGTAAATACTGTGGTGCCGGCAGCTTCGCGAGTAATAATCTCCTTCTCTACGTTCTCACAAGTGAGATTTAAAACACTTGCCATGACGTTGTCGGGATTACTCCATCGAGTCACCCTGTCAATGCCGATGCCGGCAAGGACGTCTGCACCGGGGAGTGGTTTATCGCTTTTCGCAAGAAAGGCGTGGTAGGCGACAGTACGCGTAGTGCCAACAATACCAGTCATCAGCTGGTCGAGCAGGTGCTTAGGGGTGCCGACAGACGCTACCTTGTCCAGGCGCTCCCAAGAGCGGTTATCGACTTTGATCGGCAGTTCGAAGTCGGACTTAGCATCTGCAAGTAGCTCAGGCTGTTCCCGAAGAAAGGTGATGAGGTTGCTATCAAAACCCTTCTTTGCAGCGTATTGCGCCCACTCTTGAAAGGTGGGCTCAAGCTTAATGTGAACGAAGCGTGCCATAAGGGCAGTTTCATTAACATCAGTAACGAAATACTCATCAGTAGGCGGATTACCTGCAGCTACAAGGTGGCAGTTTTTAGGAAGGCGAAGTGTATGAAAGGTCTTATCCAAGGCTAAGCTAAACATACCAGACAAGATATCCTTACGGGCGCGATTAAACTCATCAAGGAAAATGACCGCACCTGAGTCTGGGTTTTCCTCACAGTAACGAATGGTGTTAGCAAGCCATTCGGGCGTGGCAAAGGCTGTAGCCACTGAGCGTCCGTTCTCGTCTTTAACGAAGTCTGCCAGCCCTAGTACATCGCCAAGGTCTGACTGGGTACCGAGGTAGAAGGCAAAGAAATGGTAGCCCTTATCCTTAGCGTATTGCTTTACGACACTCGTCTTGCCAATGCCGGCATGCCCCCAAAGAAAAGGGGTTACTTCGGCTTTAAACAAATAGTCTAGGCTTGCTTGCAGGTCTGTAATGTTCATAGATCCTCCTGTGTAATATTATAGGCTAAAAGTTCAAGGGGCGAAAATAATTCTCTTGCTTCGTCTAAGGTTAAGACGTCCTCGACTTTATAATAGTCGCCGAAGTAGTAATCATGCCATGCCACCAAATCAGACGCACTTACAGGTTCTCTAATGAGACGGCATTGTGTGCGAGCTATATATTTTGCATCGTTTATGCTATAAAGACCGCAAGTATTGCCTGCGCTACGCAGCCCCACCCCTAGGACAAACACCTTGTCGCCTCGTCTAAACCGTCGCGTAGACGGTTTAGCTGGCTGAGGCGCTTTGGGCGTGGAGTATTTACGCTTCTCGGCGCGTTTAGCAGCGCGGGCAGATTTTGAATTGTCCTTATGATAAGAAGTGTGTTTAATGGCGTCTCTAGGCCGTCCTTTGGGGTTAAACATGCTCGATCACTCCCGCCGCTAATAGCTCTAATGGACATAGGTTTGTAAGGAGCAGAGCATCTTTCTCATCAAAACCCCAAAGCTGGCCTTGTAAGCTAAAGGCCCACATTCCAGAGCCTTTATATTCTCTAACAACCCCAAATTTATTGGTGCATTCAGGTATATATGGACACAACGGTACTTGAGGTACCAACACGACGTCGCCTACTTTCATAATACTGCTCCATCAAAAAATTGCGTTAGGTAATATTCATGATAACTCTCATACGTATCGCCGTCAAATAATGTTGGATACATGATCGATTCTGGCATGGTAGAGGTATGATAGGCTAGGTCATGGTGATAGAAAAAGATACAGTGACCTAGCTCATGGTAGACGAGGAGCTCGCGCTGAGAGTCGGGTAGGATAGCCCAGACACCTTGGTCGATAGTGATGGTAGGCGACATGTTGCCTGTCACACACACACCGTTCTCAGAGGCACCTGAGAGGTTGCCAAACTGGATGACTAGGTCGTGCACCTGAGGGTGTTGGGCGTGAGTGGCGGCGTCTACAATGAAGCGGCCGTAGTAAGGTTGAAAGGCTGGGTCTATTGAGACCTGTTGATGATGGGTGTTACAAGCCGTCAGTACGGGTAGTAGTAGGAGTAGTACTATGAATGTCCTCATCAAACACCTCCGGTAGCCCTAACGATAAGCGTTCTATCGGGGAAAGTACAGAAAACTGTTTAAAGTGTATCACCTGGTCATATATGAATATATAGTCATACCGCATACCAGCTGGTTGCACATAAAACATAAGTGAGCCAATTGAGCTTAGGCGGCCTTTGACCCACTTGCCCCCAAAATAGCACAGGACGATATCGCCCAATTTTAGCTCACTCGAGGGTGTCATCGGGTACTCCTAGCGCTATTAGTTCAATAGGCGAGAAGATCGTAAGCCGACATAGGTCTTTTTCATGCCTGATAAGCCATGCGTACTGTGTATTTAACCAGTTAAAGTTAATAGGCTGTACTTCCCAGTTATTATCGTTTCCGTGCCTAACAATCTTTACGACACCCGAGAATGTTTGCGGGAACCGACCAGCTTTCGCCCAGACGATATCGCTAGGTTTAAAGTTCATCTGGTACTCCTAACGCAAGGCGCTCGAGCTTACATAATGAGTCTAGGCGCATAAGCTCATCTTCTAATAAAAGAATAGCTTCGAGGTTGCTTATCTTGATGCGATAATGATAATCGCTCTTCGCTTTTTCGTATATGGTATCTATCTGATGAAAACCTGCGTGGACAAATTTGCCGTCGGGCGTTACATGCACACGGTCTCTGAGCCTCCAAAATACCCAAGTGCCTACAGGAAACCGTTCTTCGCCCACTTAAGCCTCCTCTGTGAATTTAGGCGCTTTAAGCAGTGTGTTTGATTTCTTAAGCTCTAAATATTTGCCATATGCCGCAGACTTAGGCTGAGTGAACGCTAGTCCTTTGCACCAATAGTCATTCCGAAGCAGCACTTTGCAGAGGCGGCGCCAGCTAGGGGCGAGCTTGCCGGACTCTAAGTTTGATGGTGCCTCGTCTGGAATGCCGTCCGGGTAGCCGCGAGCCTTCCACCATTTGATGAACACCTTAAACTTGACGATGTAGTGGTCCTGCGTAGCTTTAGGCAAGGAGCTGAGTAGTAGGTTGCAGAACGACTTCCATGTGTGGTTATCGGGCTTTGAGATCTTTGCATAACCGGTCATGTTGCCAGACTCTTGAATGTAGAGCGCGCCGGAGTTTACACCGTTCACGCGAGATACAACGCGGTACCATGTGGCGGGCTCTAGGATGTGATACAACCATAGCCCCCGACGCTGATCGTCTCCGTACGGCTGACATATACGCATCTGGGAGGGGGACAATCCAGCCTTGTGCATCTGCTCGTATACCTGGTTTATGGCCAGCGTGGGATTAATATAGTGATAGCGCCATACGTCGGATACCGACCAATCATAGATTGGGTACACGTTAAAGACGTTATCGGTCACCTTAGTGGTGTAGTTTTGCTCTTTAAACTTTACTTTGGTCTTGAGCGCGATTGTGCGAAACCGGTTAAGGCTCTCGTCTGTGCGGATGCCCACAAAACAAGCGCAAGTCTTACCCTGAGTGTACCACTCGCCAAATAGCGGTACAAACTCCTCAAACTCCATGCCGGACTGAAAAAACGGTAGTGTAGCCGGATCTGTGATCGCAGGTGTTTCAGGGAACTCTCGCACCCAGTCTTGTCGTTTCGAAGGGTCCCACGCAAGCCATTGGGGCTGGTAGTTGGAGACGGCGTTTCGTAGGGCAATAGGTAAGCAGATCCAATACGGCTCGGCTACATCTGCGTATTCAGCAAAGCATTTGGCAGCGTGGTCCATAGTTAATTTATACTGGGCTTCTAGGTCAACTAAAAGCAAACCAATTTTACGCTGACGGCGACGAGCCTCCGCCATGACCAGATGCAGCATCACGGTGCTGTCTTTACCTGCGCTAAAGCTCAGATAGATACGCTCGAAGTTGTCGAATACAAAAGCAATACGCTTCTCAGCAGCTAACAACACGTTGTCATCATGATACTTTTTGAGTGTTGACACCTTCGTGCTCCTTTATCCAGAGGTCCAAATACTTCTGAGCCATTGCATTTGCCGCTGCCTGTTCTTCGGCTGATAACAGGTTAAAGCCTGACATTGATACGTTGCTCGGTACGTTGTAGATAAGCGCACAAGACGCTTGACCTAAATATGCAATCCGATTCAGGGCTTCATTAGTGAGGTTATGTTCGCAACTGTAGTGCCAAGTTGCAAGTATTGTCTGTAGAGCCGCCTCAAACCTAGGCAAATCACGAAGGAGAGACGCGTATAGCTCTTTAGTGCCGTCTTTTTGGTATTCAACGCCGCCGTAAAACCCGTGCTTGTAGTCCTCCCAAAGATTCCACGGGTGAAATATGCGTTTCATACGTCACCTTCGTCCAACTCAACTGTATCAATATCACCGCCTTCAACATCCCACGATTTACTAAACTCAGTGTTACTGAATAGCTCAACGAGCCCAGACACCTGGTAGAGGCGAAGCACCTCATCACTATCCATTCCAAGGTGCTTAGCGATCCAGTCCTCAGAGCGATTACGTTTCTTAAGCTCTACGACGATATCTGACATTGAGTCGACGCCGTGTTTGCCGCGCGCACGATTGTGGCGAATCGTGGAGGCCATACGGTCGCTGAGCTCTGAGCGGTCAGAGTTAATCAATACGAGTGGTAGATAGCCGTGTATGCGCTTCTGAATGGGCTTGGACTCCTTCCCTACGCGATGCCTGTGAAAGCCGTCGATGACCTCAATAGCGTCCTCACGGCGCCAGCCGACGATTGGCTGGGTGTAGCCGTCCTCCTGAATACTGAGTTCTAGCAGCTTCATCTCAGGCGGCGCTACAGTGTTGGGGTTGTAGTCGTTGGCGCGGACTTCAGTGTTGGGCACCCATTGGACGCAGTCGACAGGCTCGGTTTTGAAGGGGCTGTGCTCACGCAGCGCTAGGCGTAAGGCATTGATAGTAGCGACCTTCTCTTTAAGCGGCAAGGCCTCTAGTTGGGAGAAGATAGGCAATGCTTGTTCTAGTATGGAGTTTGGAGCCTTCATCGTTACACCTCGTTTTGATAGTATTATAGCTTGTCGGCAGGAAAGCGTCAAACTTTAGGCGGATTTATTGAGATCCTTGCGCCAGGACTCGTTCTCATAAGTACCATCAAATTTATTGTTTTTCGAATTGTTATCGAAATTAGACAGATACTGCATATTGCAGGCGACGTTGAGTCCGCAAACAAGTTCGTTAGTAATAGGAATGATATGGTCTACTTGTTGTCCATCCGGACAGTTTTTGTAGATAGCAGCCACGACCTTGCGATCAGACCATTTAGGAGTTGCTTGTTTTGTTTTAGCTTTTGATTCAGCCAGATAAGCATTATATTCTTTGCGGTTGTCGCGCTTCCAGCGTGCCGTGTTGGCTAAAGCTTTTTCGTAAGTCCATTTATTGCCGGGCTCACGATTACATTTAGGATTCACATATAGCGGGTCGCCGTGGCGTTGCATTCTGCGGTAATGTTTACCGCACATTCCGTTAGCCCATATCGGATTGCCACAATTATTAATTGGACAAGGAGTACCCTTTTCGATTATTTCTTCAAATAAAGGATCGCCATGCCTGCGATTTTTATCGTAATGTTTTTTACAAAAACCTTTAGAGTAAAGAACGAAAGAGCATTCAGGAATTTTGCAAGTTTTCATACTTTATAGTATGCAGCAAGCTGTACTATAAATCAAATAAAAAGGCCAAAGATCTCTCCTCGGCCTTAAACGATACATAAGGTATATCTGTTAGCGGTTATGCAGACAATTGTACAACGCAGTTCCAACCTGGAGCCGAACAGATAAGGTTGCCGTAGTAGCCAATGCGAATCTCAAGTGCATCCGCAGTTCCTACACGGAGCCCCTCTAAACCTTCGAGCCCATAAGTTAGAATGTGTGGCACTTTACCCAGCGAGCGGAGCTTCCACGTGCTAATGGTAAGCAGGTACGCCGTCTGGGGCGGGCAGCTGCGGTCAGCGAGCACCGTGACGCGGCCATAAGCGCTCTGGAAGGTGATACCTTCGAATGCAACTTCAACCTCGTCGTGGTTAACTGACACATACTGAACCTTTGCTCCCAACGCATTAACGAGTGCAGCATAAGACGCGAAGTCCATAACGCACAGGTCAGGCTTTCCACCTTCACGGTTTAAGAATGCCAGCGCGTTAGTCATACCTTCTTCGACGGTGTAGGCTTGCGCGTTGTAGCGGCAGCCTGCCAAGCGAGTCGGGTCGGCCGAGCGGTTAACACCCCAGAAGTTGTCCGTGTTCGCCGGTGATGCCATAGGAATCCAGGCAGCGAGTCCCGAGAGGGCGCTGTAAGATGCCACGTTGGTCGAACCGCTAATAACGTCACCTGCTACGCCGAGCGACTGGCTAGCTGTTGTCCAGCTAGTGTCTGCCGACGAGATGGTGACGCTGATAACGCCAGTAGCACGGTTGACAGCTGTTACACTGCCAGTCGTAGCGCTTACTGCCGAGATTGTACCGGCAGTGTTCAGGAAGTTAACGAGAGTCATACCGACTTCGAAGTTAACAATCTGTTGAGCATTGCTGAGCTGAATCACGTAGTTAGGAGTTGTACCGGTAGTCGAGGCAATAACACCGCGTGTAGCCGTACCATCGCCGAACAACTCGAACGCGATGTTGTTAGTGATAGAGCGGAAACCGCCGTCCATTTGGAGCTTGGCAGCATCAACAAACGCACCGGCGTTCGTCTTAGTCTGTTCCATGAGCAAGTTGGTGATAGTTACGAGCTGATAATCTTGGATCACGTACACGAAGTAGCTTACCAACTGTGTTGCCGTCTGCTGACTTTGAGCATTCGAGAACGTGTGGCTTCTACCCTGGGGTGTGCCGTATTCCAACGGAACCGGAATGTACTTGCCTGCAAAACCGTCAGGAGACTCGTCCTTCGGCACAAGTGCCAAAAACGGATTTTCCTTGTAAACTAGATCCTTCATGTACTCTTTATCGTCTGTGTACAGCTCTTTCAACGCAGCAATCTGGTTGGAGCTGTTAGCGTAAACTGCAGCCATTGGCCTTAGTCTTTTCTTTAATTCGTGTTATAAGTGGTTTTAACACCATGTTAATTCCACTTTTAAGGCATATCACTTACTGCGCCGGTTAAGACGACTCACGGGGTATGCACTTAATATTGTTGGACAATTACCTTTGAGATGTGGTAACCGCTTATTTAAGCTCGCCTTTAAACGCTAACAAAGCTCTCTCACGTGCGGATAACTGCCGCGTGGATGCTGAGGCGTTCGTAAGGGTTCTCATCTGTTGTGGCTGCTTAGGGGTGGCTGGTGACTGCTCTTTCGGCGCTTGTGCAGAGTTCTTGCTAGCGTTACGCTGCAGGCGCTTTTGAATCGTTTGTAATTGCGAGTACTTAGACAGCTCTTCTTCGAGGTGATCTTGTACCATGCGGGCGGCTTCTTCGACTGAGAGCACTTCGCCTGTCTCGGCGTAGTTCTTCTCAATCAGCTCCACAACGTCTTTAACGCTGTTGGTGGCTTTTACTGCTTCGAACTGGGGGTCTGTGTAGACAAGCTTCTTTGCATCCGCTTCGATCTGCTTAACGGCGGCTTGATATGCTTCTGCTTGTTGATTTTCTTGAGCTTTTTGGCTTTGTGCTGCTTGCTCATCAAGCTTTGCTAAGCGGGCTTCCAGCTTGGCGATGTGCTGCTGCACTCTAGGGTCGAGGGGCGATTGTAGGCTATTATAGCTCTCAGCAATCTGCTCAGCTGTTAGGCCGATCTCGGCAAGCGCTTCGAAGGTGTTGCTTTGGAGCCGGCTCTTGGGGACATAGTCCTGGCTATAGGTTTGATCCTTAGCGGTAAGGGCGGCTTCTCTAGCCTCAAGTGCTTTGAGGCGCTCTGCTGCTGCCTTCTCTTGGGCGGCGATCTGCTGCGCCTTGATGCGAAGCGCCTTCTCGCGCCGGAGCATCATCTTATGCTCTTCGCTCGGCGTGGGAGCTTTAGGGGCAGCATCCTCGACGACTTCCTCAGTAACTTCAGTAGCTTCGTCAGTGGTAGACTGTCTCAACTTAGGTTGGATAGCGCTTAGTTCTTCTAGCGACACCTGGTTGGGGTTACTTACGGCTTCGCGTTGCGGAGGTGTTTGTGGTACTAGCTTGGCGAGGGCGCGCTCGCGTGCTTGAGCTTGGGCTTGCGGATCTGGGCCTAAAGACTGAGGGATCGGTCCGGCGACAGGAGAGACTTTCATTGGTTATCCTTTATAAAGCGTTTATGCGGCCGGTGCTGAGCCCGGGGCGTTAGGTACTAGAGGTGATTGGGGTAGTGGTTGTGGAGCAGCCTGAGGGGCGTTAGGAGCGGCCATAGGCGGGGGTTGGGCAGCTGCTTTGAGCGTCTGCACCTGAGTGAAGTAGTCACGAAGCTTTTGAGCCTTAGACTCCTCAAGCTTAGCGGCACAATACAGGTTGATGTACTGGGTGGTGAGCTGGGTGGCGAGGTCGAGGTTTAGGAATGGGTCCGGAGGTGTGTACTTACCGGTCTCGACGATGTCGTCAAGGTGCTGGAAGATGCGTTCTTCTGAGGCGTTAGCTAGCTTTTCTACTTGCTCTAAGTCTGGGTAGTCGAGTAGGCGGCGGCCTTCTTGTACACTGATCATGCCGGATTGGATCATCTCGGTCACCTTGGCAAGGCGACCTGCTGGATCCTTAGGTAGGCTAGACTGGGTGAAGCATTGGATGACAAAGCTATCGTCAAGCATAGAGGCTTTAGGGAGGTCGATCTCTTTAGTGCCGTTCTTATTAGGATAGACTGTGCTATATTTGCCGTCGCGTTCGGCAATATCCTTAGCGAGATCAATTACTTGGTAAGCGAGATCAATGAAGAAATTATCGTACCGTCGCGACAAACTCGCAAATCTATCAGTAGAGATGTCGTCGTAAGTACGGATTGCTTCGCCTGAGTCCAGGCCTTGTGGTTTTTGAGACGACGCTTGCATAGCGGACACGCCGCACTGTTGATATCCGTATTGAATAAGCTTATCTCGTTCAGCATAGAGCTCAGGGGCGTTGCAGGGTGCGACTTCATACTCTGGCTTATCACCTTGATATTTGACAATTACGCCAATGGAGTTGTTATGTGCAGCTGAGTTGATCTTGCTACCCATATTCTGGAATACGCGAGGCACTCCCACTAGTTTTATGGCTTGGCTAATGGTGTATAGGATGCTGTTTAATTCGATCTGAGTGCCCATAAGCTGCTCGGCAAGCCCTTGGCTCCAGAAGCCGAGCATGCGGGGGCTGTAGTGCATAAAGCTGAAAGGGAAGCGGTCTTTATCGTATTCTTCGTCTATAAGGCTACCAGCGGAGCAAGCTAGGATATGACGGCCGTCGCCTGTATCTTTACCTGAGGGCAGACTCCAGCCCTCTACCACCATAACTAGGTCGCTGACACTCTTAGAGCTATCTGCTGAGTTGTCAGGTGTTGCCTTAGCTGCATCTGCAATCTTTACTTTAAGGCTTGGAAAGTTAGCGAGAAGGACATCGCGATCGACGAGCTTAATGCGGTATAGGCGTCTGGGCTCACCGTACATAGCTTCATTAGGATCTACCAGTAGCTCTGTTAGGAGTACACGCTCCATAGCGACTCGGTTATCTTGGTCCTCGTAGACGTGGATGATGCCAGTACCTTCTACGCAGGCGTCTTTGAGGATGATGCTGCTCTTGTCGTAGGCCTTACAATTAAAGAATTCACCTTGCAGGAAGTTGTTAAGTTTTTTCGCTAGGTTACGTTGCTTATAGTCGCTGTTGTCCGTGAGGAAGACGGGTTGGGGGCGGCTTTGGCTAATGCGGCTTACTAGGGTGTCGGTAGCCGATTGGATGAGATTGAAGGTGGGGCGCTGTTCAGGCAGGCCTAAGGAGCTGTCCATTTTGGACATGTTGGAGCCAATGAAGCTATAAAGACTCTGGTTGCCGTATAGGCGGGCGTAGATGTTGGCCTGGCGATAGCGATACCCCTGACTCTCTTTGAGGTAGGCGGCCGTCATAAGCATTTGCTTAGCGGCATCGTCGGGCTTAGCTTCCTCTTGCCACTTAGTGAGCACCATGCCTTCTTGAGTCGGCTTGGTCTTCATGGTGATTTTGGAGTGTGGGCCTGGTGCGGCTTTGACTTTCACGACTGCTGCTCGCTATCTGCATTAGCGCTTGACCAGAAGAGCATCTGTTCGTCTGTCATGACATCTGAAGGAATGCGGGTGTCTTCTGTAATGCCGGTAAAAGCAAATTCTGGCGCTGCCTGCTTGCTGGCTTTAGGCGCTTTGGTGGGAATGGCGCCGAGGTGGAGCTCTACGCCATCAACTTTGATCGAATCAACGCCTAGCTTACGGCACATAGCTATAATCTTAGCGAGATCCTTAATGCTGTCTAATTTCAAGCGGTTACCTATCGATAGGTGATTTACGCATCTTTTTCATGATCTTAGACACCACGTCATGCGCATCTTCGTCTGAGATCTCATGGCCATGTTCGTTAGAGTCCATAGGTTGGTCCAACTCGTCCAGGTCATCTCCGTAGTGTTCTTTGAGGATCGACTCATAGGGCCGGTCTGGGTGATCTTCGCCGTCTTCTTGGTTCTGTTCGATGTCTACAGCGCCGCCTTCAGCCATCATCTTGCGGGCGTGCTTAGCCATGATGGCGGCAGCGATAGAGGCATGCTCCATTTCCGACTGTTCATCCTCGCCCATCATGCCGCCCTCAGCAGCCATTACTGCGTCGTCCATACCGTCGTCTGCTGCCCCGGCTTCTAGCTGTTCGTCAGGACGCTCGTGTTCGAACGTGGCGCTAATAGGACCGCCTTCTGCCATCTTCTTGGGCTTGTCCTCAGATATACCCTCGGTCTTCTCAGGCGGGGCGGTTTTCATGAGGTGATCTTCTTCGCTACGAAGCTTAGCGGTGAAGCCTTTGGATGGCACCATCTTAGGATGCTTAATAGGCTCTGTACGCGGTCCTTTACGGGCGGCATTGGTGGGACCGTTAGATGTCCACTTGTCATCAGGCAACGACTTCTTGCTGTCGTTTTGCTCTACTTCTTGAGAGTCGTCCACCTTCGTTTCGGGCGAAGGCCGAGGCTCTGATTTAGCTTGCTGTTTTTTAGCGTTATTCTTCTTCATGGCGTAAGCAACGCCGAGCGGTTTTTTCATTTTATCCTTTAATCTTCAGAGCTTACGTCTGATTGGTCAGCAGTTGGCTCAGAATCGAGCGCACCCATTAGGTTACGAGCGGCGTCTATAACGCCTTGAACGTCTTTGGCATGAACTGCAGTGATGAGGTCTTGAGCAGCACCTTCGGCGTCTGAGGCCGGCAGTTCGCCATCGTCTGGCTTGGTGTCAGGAGCGCGGGTGATGATCTGTGTACCACCTGCGCCTTTAGAGTCTTTGAGCTTGAGAAAGGGGAGCGACAAGGTGAGCACCTCCAAAACGTTCAAATATGGTATAACGTCTCAAAAGCGCTTGATTTTAATCAAATTTGCCAAAAATAATGTTATTATTGAGTATTTCTTGCTTAGAAGCCTCCAGCTCAGCCTCAAAGCCACCGTCTGCCATAGCCTCAGCCCACTCTTGGGTACCGGGTACTAGCTTCTTCTCGGGAGGGGCAGCCGCGTAGGCATAAGACTCTCTGAAGGCGTATAAGACAGCGTCGATGATGTCTGAGTGGGGTGTCTTTTTAATAACGATTTTATCAGGTCTAGACTTCTCCCAGTCAATCTGTACTAGGTAGGAGTCCTTAGCAAAGCGGCTGTCCTTCTGAGCTTTGAAGCGGCCAAGCCTTAAAGCATCATTAAGGAGCTCTACGTTGTCTTGTTTATTGGCTTTATCAGCTGGTTCAATGCTTATGCTAAACCGACGTCTGAGCTCCTCACCGATCTTCTTGCCCAGGCCGCCCTCATCAAGTACGGTTTTATGCACCTTGTACTTGGTTTGGATGTGCCTAATCTGCTCAATAAGCGAGGTGATGTCCTGCTTAGGGGTGATGACCTCCTCGACAAGGTAGGTCATGTTGGTATGGTCGGAATAGGCTAGTACTGCTAGCGCGTCTGAATCTCTAAACCCAATGTCGACTCCTAAGATGTAGTTGAACTTTTCGTTACTAGGTAAGGTATTAAAATGATTAATACTTTCTGTATATCTCACCCACAGAGAGTTGACATCCAGCACCCATTCGTTCTTATATTCTCGGCGGTAGGTGGGGTTGTCATCTGTCCACTCCCTGCGCGTCTTAACATCCTCAAGAAAGGCTTTAGCGTCGGGCATGTGGGGGTTTTCAAGGATAGTCCACTTGTGTGTGGAATAGCCGAAGCGGCCCTTATGAGCGACATCAAAAAAGTAACCTTGAGGGACGGGTCCTGGCGTACCAGTCACTGCTAGCCAACCGTCTTTATAGTCAGCTATGGAGGGTGTCAGAACGTCATTGATTAGGCTCTCAAGGTGAGGGCCAAAGTCTTGCGCCTCATCGATTGCAACGCCTGGGTACTTACGACCTTTGAGGCGTTTAATAAAGTTCTTCATGTCAGCGCCGTAAATCCTGAGCTTGGCGCCGTTGGGGTGGGTCATCTCAAGCTTAGACTCGAGGAAGGTGCACCCAAGCTGGTACATATCGTTAAACTCTTGGAGCGGACCCCAGATAATTTCCTTAGCTGACTCACGTGTTAAGGCGATATAAAGAGACTGGCTCTTAGGGTGCTTCTCCATAGTCATAAAGAGCCTAAGCTCAATGCCTGAGGT